CAGCGGCGCGCAGGTGGAAATCAGCCAAGAGGACATCGACGCCCTCAAGGACGACTTCCCCCCGCTGGCCGCGGCGCTGGAGAAGGTGCGCAACATGCGCGCCCTGCCTGGCGGAAGCGTTGACCCGAGCCAGATCGAGGCCATGGTGGAACAGCGCGTGGCTCCCCGCCTTCAGCGGATGGAGCTGCGCATGCTGGCCAAGGATCACCCCGACTGGCAGCAGGTGGACCAAGACCCGGCTTTCAAGGCATGGATCAAAGCGCAGCCCGACGAGTTCAAGCAGACCCTGGCGGAAGCCAGCCAGTCCTTCGACTCCGAAGTGGTCAGCGATGCCATGACGAAGTTCAAGCAATCGCGCAGGACCGCGCCGTCCCCGGCCGCCGATCCCGCATCCGCACGAAGAAGCCGCATGAGCGCGGCTGTGACTCCACGCGGTGTCGGAGGCAACTCCGCACCAAACGCAACTGACGACCTGATGGCCGGCTACAACGAGTAGCGGCCCGGGTCACCCCCCGAGAGAACCATCATGACCATGCAGACCTTTGGCCTGAGCCAAGGCCGGATCAACAAGTTCAAGGGCCAAATCCTGAAGCACGCCGTGCCCCAGGAATGCCTGTCCCGCGCCGGCCGGCAGGTGAGCTTCCCCGAGAACAACAGCGACACCTACGTGGCCCGTCGCTGGCTGCCCTACGGCGCCACGGCATCGGCGCCCAACACGTTCTTCGGCACCACCACGGCGGTGGACCGCGGCAACCAGATCGTGCAGGCCCACCAGACGGCCGAGGGCATCACCCCGACGCCGGACAACATCCTGCCGCAAGACGTGACGGTGGTGATGAAGCAGTATTCCTGCCTCTACGGCTGGACCGACAAGACCGCCGGGCTGTACGAGGACGACATCCCCGCGGCCATGAAGGAGCAGATCGGCGAGCGCGTCACACTGGTCAACGAGATGATCGTGTTCGGTGAGCTGAAGGCGGCGACCAACCAGTTCTACGGCGGCACCGGCACCAGCCGCGCCACCGTGAACGGCGGCATCACCCTGCCCATGATCCGCAAGATGGCCAAGAGCCTGATGGCGAACCACGGCAAGATGGTGACGGGCGTGCTGAAGGCCAGCGCGCTGTACGGCACCGACCCGGTGGCCGGCGGCTTCCTGGTCTACATCAGCACCGACCTGGAGCCGGACGTGCGCGACCTGCCGAACTTCATCCCTGCGGAGAAGTACGCCAGCGGCACCCCGATGGCCAACGAGCTGGGCAAGTGCGAGCGGTTCCGCTTCATCACCTCGCCCGAGTTCGTACCCATCCTGGACGGCGGCGCGGCGGTGGCCGCCACGGGCCTGCAGTCGAACCTGGGCGCCAGCGCGGACGTGTACCAGTTCATCGTGACGGCCGACAACTCGTTCAGCCAGATCGCGGTGCGCGGCCTGTCCAACCTGTCGCCCACCTTCTTGCCGACCGGCCAGAAGTCCAAGAGCGACCCGCACGGTCAGCGCGGCTACGCCGGCACCACCTGGTGGAAGGCTGTGATGCGCGAGAACGAAGGGTGGATTGCGGTGGGGAATTGCGGGGCCAAGGCGCTCTAGCCGACGCGGCCCGGTAATGCCGGGCCTGTCTGCGCCCCTCAACAACCAAGGACAGCATCATGCAAAGCCCCTTCCTGCAGCACCTCGCGGCCATCAGCGCCGGCAAGGATCGGCAGGCCCTGCAGCCCATCGCGGAAGCGATTGCCCGGGAGTTCAACACCGTGGCCGTCACGACCGCGGGGCTTGTCATCAAGGCCGGCACGTCCGCCCTGGCGAAGACCGGCAGTGCCGCGTTCTACGCCACGGTGGGCGGCCGGCTTGTGACCATCGCCGGGTCCACCGACATGCCGGCGCTGACCGGGCTGAACATCACCGCCAACTCGTTCAACGTCGCGTGCTTCTTCGTGGACGCAGCCGGCACCGTCACCGCACGGTTCGGCACCGAGGGCACAGCCATCGGCCGCGTGAAGTTCCCCGACTTCCCGCTGGACCGGGCGCTGGTGGGCTTCTTGCTCATCACGCACTCGTCGGCATTCACCGGCGGCACCACTGCCCTGGACACTGCCACCACGGTCTACGTGTCGCCTGTCGGCCCGTTCGATCCCACCATCCTCTACAACTGATCCACCCCGAAAGGAGTCCAACACCATGGACGCTCTCCAGACCCCCCCGCTGACCCTGTGCGTCAGCAAGGCCACGCTCGCCGCATCGGGCGCCGCCACCACCTGGTCCACCACCGGCGCCACGCTCTACGCCATCAAGGGCAAGGCGTACACCACCAGCGCGGCATCCAGCGCCGCATCGCCCACCAGCGATGGCGTGCTGGGCACCACGTTCGCCAGCAAGCCGCTGGCGGCCAACACCGGCACCGTGTTCGTGTGGTGCTATGACGGCTCCAGCACCACCGCCGCCACCGCCATCAAGGTGGCCCAGGGCTCGGTGGAATCGCTGGATGCTTCGGGCAACTTCCTGAAGGCCCCGGACTTTCCGGGCCTGTCGGACACGCTGGCCCCGTTCGCCTACACCGTGGTGAAGAACGGCAGCACCGGCAGCGCCTGGACCTTCGGCACGTCGAACTGGAACGCCACCGGCATCACCCTGGCCCACCAGGACGTGATGACCCTCCCGGGCCGCCCGCAAGTCGCCTGACCGCCGCCCCCGCGTGAGGGGGCACAACCACTGCAGTGAACGCCCCAGGCATGGGGCACCCGCCCCCCGCGCCACAAGCCCGGGGGGCTTTTTCTTGGAGCTACCCGATGTCCCGTCAAGCCCCCAGCAACGCCGGCACCAGCACCCAGGCCGTGCACAACCCCGTGGTGCGTGAACACGCCGCCCGCGAACTCCTGAGCGACGACCTGCCGATCCGCGAGATGACCGAGCTGGACACCGACGACAGCGGCGGTGACGTGATCCTGGCCACCCCGGAAATGCTGAACGCCGACTACGCGGCCGAACTGGCATTCATGGAAGACGTGCTGACGATCTACCTGAACCGCGGGCGCGAGAAGCACAGCCCGCAGTTCGAGCAGTTCGGCGTGAACGGCCGGATCATCTGGGTGCAGGTGGAGCAGCCCACCAAGGTCAAGCGCAAGTACGTCGAGGTGATGGCCCGGTCCATGCCGGTGGACATCACCACGCAGAGCGGCGAATCGCCCGGCGACGAGCTGGTGTTCAACAAGGTGCAGCGGCACCAGACCGCCAACTTCAGCTTCAGCATCCTGCACGACCCGAGCCCCAAGGGCGCAGCCTGGCTGGCCAAGGTGCGGCGCGAGAACTGATCGGGCGCACCCGTGAACTACCTGCAACTGGTGCAGCGCCTGCACCGCGAGTCGGGCCGCAGCACGGCGGCGCCGACCACGGTGGTGAACGCCAACGAGCGCCACGCCCGCCTGTTTGATTGGGTGGCCGACGCCTGGCGGAACCTGCAGATTGAGCGCGAGTGGCGCTGGATGCGGACCACGCTGGACGTGGCGCTGACCGTGGGCCAGCAGACCTACACCGGGGCAGAGCTGGGCGCCACGCGGTTTCGCCGCTGGCGCCTGGACGACGACACGTACAATCCCTGGCTCTACATCGACGGCTCGCCCAACACGCTGTGGCCGCTGCAGTACACGCAACTGGACGAGTTCCGCGAGCTGTACGTGTACCGCACCTGGGGCGCCACCACGCCGGTGGCCTGGACCTTCGATGAGGCGAACCAACTGATCGTCGGGCCGCAGCCGGCGCTGGCCTACAAGCTGCGGAAGGAATACTGGAGGTCGCCCACCGAGCTGGCCGACGACGACACGCCCGACATGCCCGAGGAATTCCACTTGCTGCTGATGTGGCGTGCGCTGCAGGAGGTGGCGAAGTTCGACGCGGCGCCCGAGGTGCTGGCACGCGCCGAGAAGAACTACGGCGGGTTGATGCACCGCCTGCTGTTGGATCAAGCCAGGCTTCCGCACAAATGAAGGGTATGCCCAACACCCGTGTGGTGCCCGATGGCGTCACGATTGCCGGTGGCATGGACATCGTGGGGTCGCCCATCTTTTCCAAGCCGGGCCGGGCGCGGCTTGCCTACAACTACGAGTACAGCGTCAAGGGCGGGCTGGAGCGCATCGGCGGCATCGAGCCCTTCAGCGGCCGGCCAGCGCCATCGGCGGCGATCTATGTCTACCTGCAGTGCAGCGCGGCGATCACTGGCATCAACCTGGGCGACACGGTGGACGGCGCAACGTCTGGTGCGAGTGGCGTTGCCATCTACATCAGTGGCGCATTCATCGCCATGACACGAGTGACTGGATCGTTCGCGCTGGAAGATTTGGAGGTCAGCGCCGTGGTCAAGGCGACGACGGCGAACCTCGCGCCAGCCATCGACGGGTTTCTGGACAACACACTTGCCAAGCTCGCGGCCGACAACTACCAAGCCGACATCACCCGGGTTCCCGGGGTCGGCGCGGTGCGCGGGCTGGCCGCGCTCAACGATGTG